CGCCTCGCTGCGTGGCTCTTCGTTCACCACATCGGTGTTCGCCCCGATCTCTCGAATGTCTTTCCCCATCAGCATTGGGTTTCGACTGACTGTCCCGGTCCTTGGGTCATGCACAACTTCTCTTCGATTGTTGCGGAGGTCCAGGCGCAGTACGATCACTTTCTTGGCTCTTCGACGCCTGCGCCGACTCCAGCTCCTCAGAAGTCTCTCCAGGACGTGGCCCGCGAGGTGATCAACGGACAGTGGGGTAACGGTCCCGATCGAGTTGCGAAGCTGACGGCTGCTGGTTATGACGCCAACGCTGTTCAGGCCGAAGTCAATCGGGAACTCGCAGCTTCTGCTCCGCCCCCTCCTCGTCCTATCCCCACGCCTCCCCCGCCGAAGCCCACTGTCGGTAACGCTCCTCCGATCTCTCTGCACATTCTTCAGATGTGTGCTCATGAGGACCCCGCAAAGCCTCAGGGACAGACCACCAACTCCAATCAGGTGATCTGGGTTCAGAAGGCTTTGGTTCTGGAGGGTCTTCTCTCTGACTCTGACTCTCGTTGGGGTCGCGGATCGTTTGGCAGCATGACAGTTGCCGCCTACAAGTCTTGGCAGAATCGTCTTGGCTATGTCGGAGCGGATGCAGACGGTATTCCAGGCCAGGCTTCGCTGTCCAGGCTTGGAGCCAAGTGGGGCTTCCACGTCGTTGCCTGACATACATCATTGAAAGGAGGCGTCCCACGTGACTAGCAGTATTCTTAACGATGTTAAGAAGATTATCGGAATGGATGCGAGTTATACCGCATTCGATACCGACGTGATCATCCACATCAACACGGTATTCGTGATCTTGAAGGGTCTGGGTATCGGACCTACGACTGGTTTCCAAATCACGGGCAATACCGAAACGTGGGACGCCTTCACTGGTACTGATCTCGATCTGAACGCGGTAAAGACTTATATCGCGCTTCGAGTTCAGATGATCTTTGATCCTCCTTCCACGTCTTTCGTCATCGAAGCTCGAAACAAAGTCATTCAAGAACTCGAAGTTCGAATGAGCATTACAAGGGAAGGAGAATCGTGGACCGATCCAAATCCTCCACCGGTGCCAGCGTTTCCGGCGGAAGACAACTGGTGGGAATGGTTCTAGAAAACCACGGCGCCGAATCCGTGCCAGACTTTATGGCTCACCACGGCGTCAAGGGCATGCGATGGGGAGTTCGAAAGAGCGAATCTTCTGGTTCTTCCGTCTCCTCGAATGCGCACGCCTCTCAAGACCATATCGAGGTCGAAGCTCATCGAGCTAGGGCCAAGCAGCATGGTGTGAAGGCTCTCTCGAATGACGATCTTCAGAAGGTTCTGACTCGTCTCGATCTGGAACAGCGTCTGAAGACCCACGGAGAAAAGAGCTCTAAGACCACTTCCTTCGACAAGGGACACAGTCACATCAAGCGGATTATTTCCGTCGGAAAGACGATCAACGACATTCACAACACTATGAATGGTCCCGTTGGTAAGGCGGTCAAGACTGCGTACAAGGCTAAGAAGGTTGTAGGATAGAAAGGAGGGGCGATGGCTCTATCAAACACGGCGACTCCAACGTACTACGGTCAGTTTCGTGATGCGGTAGTTCGGGGCGAGATACCAGTTAACCGAGAAATTTCCATGGAGATGAATCGGATAGATGCGCTAATCGCCAACCCTAACATCTATTACGACGACAAAGCCGTTGAAGGTTTCATCCTTTACTGCGATGCTGAACTGACGCTTACCGATGGTTCTGATCTCCACTTGCTGGACTCGTTCAAGCTATGGGCCGAGCAGATTTTCGGTTGGTATTACTTCGTGGATCGAAGTGTGTATCAACCCAATTCGGATGGGCATGGCGGTAAGTACGTAACAAAGACGATCAAGAAGAGGCTTACGACTAAGCAGTTCCTCATCATCGCTCGAGGGGCTGCTAAGTCGATGTATGCGAACTGCATTCAAAGCTATTTCTTGAATGTCGATACGTCGACTACCCATCAAATCACGACAGCACCAACAATGAAGCAAGCCGACGAAGTCATGTCGCCTTTTCGTACTGCCATCACGAGAAGTCGAGGACCCCTGTTCAAATTCTTGACAGAAGGTTCACTTCAAAACACAACAGGCTCCAGAGCCAATCGTGTTAAATTGGCCTCTACCAAAAAGGGTGTTGAAAACTTCCTTACAGGATCTCTACTTGAGGTTCGCCCTATGGCGATCAACAAGCTCCAGGGACTACGCCCCAAGATTAGCACGGTTGACGAATGGCTGTCAGGTGATATTCGTGAAGATGTTGTTGGAGCGATTGAACAAGGCGCTTCGAAGCTTGATGACTATCTTATTGTAGCCATCAGCTCTGAAGGAACAGTTCGAAACGGAAGCGGCGACAGCATTAAGTTGGAGCTTGCCGACATCTTGAAGGGCGAATACATCGCTCCTCATGTTTCGATCTGGCATTATAAACTGGATGAGATTGAAGAAGTCGCAAATCCAGAAATGTGGCTGAAAGCAAATCCGAATCTCGGTAAAACAGTCACTTATGAAACCTACCAGCTAGATGTCGAGAGAGCAGAGAAAGCTCCTGCCTCTCGTAACGACATTCTAGCGAAACGTTTCGGAATACCCATGGAAGGTTACACTTATTTCTTCACATACGATGAAACGTTGCCGCATAGGCATCGTGAATTCTGGAGAATGCCGTGTGCTCTTGGCGCTGACCTTTCGCAAGGCGATGACTTCTGTGCGTTTACGTTCTTGTTCCCTCTACGTCAAGGATTTGGAGTAAAAACTCGAAGCTACATCACGTCTTTGACGCTGATGAAGCTCCCGGGGGCTATGCGCCAAAAGTACGACGAGTTCATCAACGAAGGAAGCCTTCACGTTCTTGAGGGCACCGTTCTTGACATGATGGAGGTCTATGATGACTTGGATCGTCATATCCAAGATTCAGAATACGACGTTCGCGCTCTTGGGTTCGACCCTTACAACGCTAAAGAGTTTGTTACCCGCTGGGAACAAGAGAATGGCCCCTTCGGTATCGAGAAAGTCATTCAGGGGGCCAAGACGGAATCTGTTCCCCTCGGGGAACTCAAGAATTTCAGTGAACAACGCTTGCTCATATTTGATCAAGCTCTCATGACCTTCGCAATGGGTAACGCGATCACCATGGAAGATACGAACGGTAACCGTAAGCTTCTGAAGAAGCGGCAAGAAGCTAAAATCGACAATGTCGCTGCCATGATGGATGCTTACGTCGCGTACAAGGCAAACAAGGACTCCTTCGAATAACGAAGATGAAGATTCTCGAAAGGAGGTGACATATGGGCGTTCGTTCAGCCATGAAACATGCTTGGAACGCATTCAAGAACTGGGACGAGAATAGCCAACAGTATTCTTCCTTTGCCGGAGGATCAACGTTTGGACTTTACCCTGGTCGAACTCGTCTTAACTTCTCGAATGAAAGATCGATTATCTCGTCGATCCTCACGAGAATGGCGATTGATGTTGCATCCATTGAATTGACGCATGTTAGGAATGACGAAGATGGTCGTTATCTCAGCGACATATTCAGTGGTTTGAACAATTGTTTGACTACTCAGGCCAACGTTGATCAATTCGCGCAGCAATTCCGCATGGATGTTGTAATGACCATGTTCGATAAGGGCGTTGTGGCTATCGTTCCTGTCGACACAACCAGCGATCCAACGAACTCCAATGCATACGATGTTCTAACGCTTCGTGCAGCGGAAGTCGTTGCTTGGTATCCGGATGCGGTTCGAGTCAATCTTTATGACGAACGAGCGGGTTACCGTCGTCAGATCACCTTGCCTAAGAACTTGGTGGCTGTAGTCGAGAATCCCTTCTATCAAGTCATGAACGAGCCGAGTTCGACGCTGCAGCGACTCATTCGCAAGTTGAACATGCTCGACCAGGTTGATGAGCAGTCTAGTTCTGGAAAGCTTGATCTGATCATCCAGCTCCCTTACGTCATCAAGTCTGAAGCTCGACGCCAGCAAGCTGATCAGCGTCGACAGGACATTGAGTTTCAGCTTAAGGGAAGTCAGTACGGTATCGCCTATACAGACGGTACCGAGAAGATCACTCAGTTGAACCGACCTGCTACCAACAACTTGATGGATCAGATCACTTATCTGACTGGGTTGTTGTACACGCAGCTTGGTCTCACTGAAACGATCATGAATGGTACGGCTACGGAAGCCACGATGAACAACTACTTTCATCGGACTACCGAGCCCATTCTCATGGCCATCGTCGAGGCCATGCGTGGGACTTTCCTCAGCAAGACTGCCAGGACTCAGGGTCAGTCAATCACGTATTACAGGAACCCCTTCGCTCTCGTTCCCATGGCTGACATGGCTAAGATCGCGGACATGTTCTCTCGTAACGAGATTGCCACTGCGAACGACATTCGTACGGCAATCGGCTGGAAGCCCTCTAAGGATCCCAAGGCCGATAAGCTCATCAATAGCAACATGCCAACTCCTGCACCATTAGACCCGGCACCTAGACCTCCTGGTCCGCCGAGTGATCGACGAATTCCTGGAACGTGGCCGAAACCAGCGCTACCTCCGAAGCCGGCGTTGGCTCCATTACCGAGGTCGGCGCTTCATCCACAACTACAGCGACAACTCATAGGAACTGGAGGAAACAGTCAAAATGGAACCTGATTTCAGTGGCTGGGCCACGAAGGCCAACATCCAGTGCTCCGATGGCCGAACCATTACGCCGGATGCGTTCAAGCATATGGACGGTAAGCAGGTTCCTCTCGTCTGGCAGCACGGACACAGTAGCGTGGACAACATTCTTGGACATGGTGTGCTGAAGCACATGCCCGATGGTGTTCGAATCGACGGTTACTTCAACAAGACTCCTCAGGGCAAGAATGCTCAGCAGTTGGTTGAGCATGGAGACATCAAGCATCTGTCAATCTACGCGAACGATCTCCTCGAGAAGAACAAGGTCGTCATGCACGGCAACATCCGTGAGACGAGTCTGGTTCTCGCCGGTGCAAACCGGGGTGCAGTCATCGATCACGTCAACATCCGTCACTCGGACGACGACATCGAAGAGCTCCTCGACGAAGCCATCATCTTCACAGGCCTGGAATTGTTCCACGCCGCTGATGGCGATGGTGACGGCGATGCGAAGAATCAGGGCGATGATGTTCCTGGCGACGCGACGTCCGAGCAGCCTCCAACCCTGCAGGAAGTCTGGGACAGTTTCACCCCAGAGCAGCAACTCCTCGTGAATCACCTCGTCGAAGAAGTCGACGCCAGTGTGAGGAACGAACTCGCCAATTCGGATTCCGATGGGGACGCCGAGGCCGAGCATTCTGACAAGACCACCGAAAACGGCGAGGATGACCTCGGCCACCAGGAAGGAGACACCTCAGTGACTCGAAACGTGTTCGACCGCACCGACAAGAAGAGTGAGACTGGCGGTGAGCTGAAGCACGCCGATGACGTCTTCACCCCCGAGATCAAGAAGGAGATGTTCGCGGCTGCCCTGAAGATCGGCTCCCTCAAGGCCGCCTTCGAGGACACCTGCCTTCGTCACGGCATCACTCCGATGGACGTCCTGTTCCCGGAGTTCAAGGCGCTGGAGAGCACTCCCCAGTTCAACACCCGCCGGATGGAGTGGGTGGACCCTTTCCTGGGCGCTCTGTCTCACAGCCCGTTCTCTCGAGTGAAGTCGATCGTTGCCGACATCACGATGGACGAGGCCCGTGCTCGCGGTTATGTGAAGGGTAACATCAAGAAGGAGGAGTGGTTCACCGTCAGCAAGCGGTACACCACCCCCACCACGGTCTACAAGAAGCAGCAGTTCGACCGTGACGACATGATCGACATCACCGACTTTGACATGATCATGTGGGTCAAGGCCGAGATGCAGATGATGCTCCGGGAGGAAATCGCCCGCGCGATCCTCATCGGCGACGGTCGTGACATCGCAGACCCCGACAAGATCCGCGACCCCGGCGCTGCCGTCAGCGGTGATGGTCTTCGTGCTATTGTGAACGAGCACGAGCTCTACAAGACCGACGTCAACGTCAACATGACCTCCACTCCGAACTGGACGCTGGTTGTTGACAACGTTCTCGCTGCGATGCGGTTCTACAAGGGTTCTGGTCGTCCGACCTTCTACACCACTTGGGCCACCCTGACCAACATGCTGCTCATCAAGGACACCCTGGGTCGGCGTATCTACCAGACTCAGGCTGACCTGGCTGCGGCCATGGGTGTTCTCGACATCGTTCCGGTCGAGGTCATGGAGAGCGGTCCGACCAACCTCCTTGGCGTCATTGTCAACCCCGCTGACTACAACGTCGGTGCGGACCGGGGCGGCGAGGTCACTCT